CGGAGCAATTCCTTTAGAGCTTTATAAGAAATCTACTAATGAAGAACTTGGCTCACCTGCATGGTTAGAGCAGCCTTCATATTCACAACCACGATCTGTAACTATTGCGTGGACTGTTGATTCACTTTTGTTTTACGGGCAAGCCTTCTGGAAAGTAGTCGAAGTTTATTCTGAGGACGGACGACCATCTCGCTTTGAGTGGATTGCTAACCATCGAGTAACTGCAACACTAGATAGCACCAATACTTTTGTTAGATCTTATGCAGTCGATGGCACTACTTTGCCAATGGATGGACTTGGATCTCTTGTCACATTCCAATCATTAGGTGATGGCATTCTTAACACTGGAGTGCAGACAATTCGCGCAGCTATTGATGTTCAGAAATCAGCAGCGATTGCAGCAGCCACTCCGATGAGCACTGGCTTTATTCAGAACTCAGGGGCTGACCTTCCACCGGCAGAAGTTCAAGGATTATTAGCGGCATGGAAAAGAGCTCGTCAAAGTAATTCAACTGCTTATTTAACAAGCACTTTAGATTATAAGACTGTCGGCTTCTCTCCTAAAGACATGATGTACAACGAGGCTATCCAGAATCTTGCTACTGAAATTGCTCGTCTATGCAATGTGCCAGCGATCTATGTGTCAGCAGATCAGAACTCAAGTTATACATATCAGAATGTTAATGATGAACGCAAGCAATTCTTAACGCTATCTCTACAGCCATTTATTACTGCGATTGAAGATCGGTTGTCAATGGATGACATCACTGCTCGTGGCAATGTAGTTAAGTTCGATATTGATAAGAACTTCCTGCGCACTGATCCACTGCAAGAACTCGCAGTAATTGAAAAACTCCTAGCCCTTAATTTGGTTACCCAGGAACAGGCTATGGAAATGACAGATCTAACACCTAACGGAAGCAATGGTCTAGAATGAACCAAGTAATCACCTTCTCAGCTGATCTCACAGCAGACTCAGCAAGTCGCACAGTATCAGGCAAGATTGTGCCTCTCAATGTCGAAGCAGGATCTACCAACATGGGCAAAGTAATCTTTGCTTCTGGATCTATTGCTATCGAAGATCCTAAAGCAATCAAGTTGCTAAGTCAGCATGATGCTAAGAAGCCATTAGGTCGCATGGTTTCTTTTAGCGAATCAGATAACTCAATCGATGCAGTCTTTTCTATCAGTCGCTCACAGCGCGGTACAGAAGCTCTAATCCTTGCAGAAGAAGGATTGCAGAGCGGTCTGTCAATCGGGGCAGAAGTCCTCAAGTCAAAGATCAAGGATGGCGTTACTTATGTATCTGCTGCTCGCTTGGTCGAAGTAAGTTTAGTAACAGAGCCAGCCTTTAAGTCTGCTCAGGTTACTGATATTGCAGCAGAAGAATCTGCTGTAGAAGAAATCACCCAACCAACAGAAAGCGAGACAGCCACCGTGGAAAACACCACTCCAGCAGTCGAAGCAACACCAGTTGAAGCACCAGCGGTTGAAGCTGCTCGCCCAACTGTTTCAGCAGCATACTTCACAAAGCCACGCATTGAAATCACTGCAGCTAAGTATGCAGAAAACACAATCCGTGCAGCTCTAGGTGATGACAACGCTCGTCAATACCTACGCGCAGCAGATGACACAACAGACAACGCAGGACTTGTTCCAACTCGTCAGTTGTCAGAAATCATCAACCCACTATCAACAACAATCCGTCCTTCAATCGATGCAATCTCTCGTGGAGTATTGCCAGATGCAGGTATGACTTTTGAGATTCCAAAGATCACAGCAGTTCCAACTGTTGCGATTGAGCCAGAAGGCGATGCGTTCAGCGACACAGATCAGAACGCTGCATTCCTATCTGTATCAGTACAGAAGTATGCAGGACAGCAGACATTCTCTGTTGAATTGCTAGATCGTACATCTCCAGCATTCTTTGATGAGCTAGTTCGCAACATGGCAGCAGCTTACGCAAAGGCAACAAACGCAGCAGTCAATGCAGCACTTATCTCAGGTGCAACAACAGATGCAACAACAGTTGCAACATATCCAACAGCAGCAGAATTGCTAGGAATTGTTGCTCGCGGTTCAGCATCAGTCTATGCAGCAACAGCAGGACTACCTAACCCATTCGCTCGCAACATGGTTGTCTCAACAGGACAATGGTCTAACATCATGTCATTGAACGATGCAGGTCGCCCAATTTACACAGCATCACAGCCAATGAACGCAGGCGGTCAAGTATCACCAACATCACTAACAGGTAATGTTGCAGGACTTAACCTCTATGTAGATCCTACAAATGGTGGCGATGGCGATGGAACAATCCTCATCGTGAACCCAGATGCTTACACATGGTACGAGTCACCAACATACCGCCTACGCGCAGAATCAACAGCTAACGGATCAGTTACAGTTGGTTACTACGGATTCGGTGCTATCGCAACTAAGGTTGGCGCTGGCGCATTCAAGAATAACAAGGCGTAAAAACTCACTAAGTCGCTCTGGGGAGTAGTAGCCCTCTACTCCCCAGAGTCTTGAGAAAGGATCATCATGGCACTTACAACAGTCGCAGAACTCCGTGCAACACTCGGAGTCGGTACTTTGTATCCAGATGCAACCCTTCAAGAGGTATGTGATGCAACAGATGTAGTCCTTCTGCCTATGCTTTGGCAGAACGAGCTTTACAACACTCATCAAAGCCTTACAAACAATGTGGCAACTCTTTACTTTGGTCAAGAGATTTCTAAAGATTTCTATGTAGGACAAAGCATAATTATTACTAAAAACGGAAGCCCATATAACGGCACTAAGACAATTACTGCCATCGGTTCGGGCTCACTTTCATATGCTGCAACTGGAGCAGATCAAGGCACTCATGCCGTCCAGCCTTTTGGAATTGTTGCAGGAACAGTCACAGACTATGCAACTGACACAGCAGTTCAGCAAGCAGCTTTGATGATATCTGTTGAAATCTGGCAAGCGCGTACAGCCACTCTCTCAGGCAGTAACGCTGTAGATTTCCAGCCAAGCCCTTACCGAATGAGCGCACAGCTTCTCGCTAAGGTGCGAGGATTGATCGCGCACTGCTTATCACCTAACTCAATGGTGGGCTGATGCCTGTTGCCGTCACTACTCTCAGGACTACATTAGCAACGGCTTTAGTCGATAACGCTAAGTGGCAGACTTTTGCATTTCCACCTGCCACAGTCCTGGCTAACTCTGTAATTGTTTCTCCAGATGATCCTTATCTGACACCAAGCAACAATCAACACATTTCAATTAGCCCAATGGCTAGTTTTAAGATCATCATGACAGTGCCACTCTTTGACAACGAGGGAAACCTTAACGGCATCGAGGACACAATCTGTGGCGTGTTCGCAAAGCTCGCTGCATCATCTTTGACCTATAATGTAAGCGCAATCAGCGCACCAAGTATTCTCAACGCTGCATCGGGAGACCTTCTCAGCTGCGAGATGTCCGTATCAATCCTAACGAGTTGGAGCTAAACATGTCCGAGTGGGAACAAGAAAACGCTGACTTCCTGAAGAAAATCGGGCAAGTAAGCACACCAGCACCAAAGCCAGTAACTACTAAGAAAGACGAGGAATAATCTCATGGCTGTATTTCTAAATAACAAAGTCGGTGTGAAGATTAACTCCGTTGATCTTTCAGACCATGTCACAAGCATTACACTAAACCGCACATTCGATGAGCTAGAAGTCACAGCTATGGGCGATTCTTCACATAAGTTCGTTAAGGGCTTGGAAGCATCATCTGTAACAATCGACTTCCTAAACGACACAGCATCAGCGAATGTATTGGCAACACTACAAGCTGCATGGGGTACAACAGTCACATGTGTATTCCTACAGGAAAAGGGAACAGCAGTATCTGCTACTAACCCTCTTTACACAGTGTCACTTCTAGTGAATAACACAACAGACATCAATGGTGCTGTTGGCGATATGTCCACACAGTCAATCACATTCACTGCTAACTCAACAGTTGCAGTCGCCACAACAGGCACATTCTAAACAAACTATAAAGGGGCAAACTCATGGCAAAACTAAAGATAATTCGTACAGATGGAAGCGTATTGGAAGGCGAGATCACTCCAGCAGTGGAGTACTCATTCGAGCAATACGCTAAAAAGGGCTTCCATAAGGCGTTCCGCGATGAAGAAAAGCAGAGCGATGTCTATTGGTTAGCATGGGAAGTAACACGCAGGTCAGGTGAAACTGTTAAGCCTTTCGGGATTGAGTTTATCGAGACACTTAAGAGTGTTGAGGTATTAGACTCTGACCCTTTAGCTTAAAGCGCGATCTTCCGTTCACCTATCTAATTGCTAGGCTAAGCATTAGATTGGGAATCGCGCCACAGCAGTTATTAGATCTAGATAAGACCATGCTCGATGCATTAGTGCAAGGGCTCAAGGATGAAGCGAAAGAGGTGAGCGATGCCAGCAAGCGTAAAAGGCGGCATTGAACTCCGTAAAGCTTTGCGCTCTTATGCTCCAGATCTTGCTAAGGAAACCCAGAAGGAAATCAAGATAGCCATTACACCAATTTCTAAATCGGCTAAAGGTTATGTTCCAGATCGCGGAGAAGTGTTAAGCGGATGGCTGCCACGGCAGATGTCTGAGGGAACATTCCCTACCTTTAATCCTTCTGAGGTTAAATCTAAAATTGGTTTTAAGACAAGTCCATCAAAGCCTAACTCCAGAGGATTTAGATCGCTTGCTCAAGTATTTAACAAGAGCAGAGCTGGATCAATCTACGAAAGAATGGGCAAGGTTACCCCTGAGAGTCCATTCGTTCTCAATCAAGATGGCAAGTTTCGTGCGCCTCTCAAGGGTAAAGATAGAATGCAAGGTCGCTTGCTTTATCGTGCCTATGATGAGAATAATGGCAAGGCTAGACAAGGCGTTCTTAAAGCCATTGCAACAGCAGGCACTAAACTTAATCAAAGAGCAACAGTGAGAGGCTAATCATGGCTAATGTAATTATTGACATTGCTGCCGAGTTCACTGGCAAGAAAGGCTTTAAGCAAGCCGAAACAGCAACAGACAAGATGACCAAGAATGTCAAGAAATTGGCAGGGGCATTGGGTCTGGCTTTTGGTGGACAGCAGATTCTTGCTTATGGTAAGGCTGCCATTAAAGCAGCAGCAGAAGATGAGAAGGCGCAGAAGCAATTAGCCCTAGCTCTTAAGAATGTTGGACTCGGTCGAGATGCCGCATCTTCTGAGGAGTACATCCAGAGATTACAAAGCGAGTTCGGCATCCTTGATGACAAGCTGCGTCCTGCGTATCAGACATTAGCGGTAGCAACACAAAACACTAACGAAGCACAAAGACTTCTCAATCTTTCATTAGACATAAGTGCTGCAACTGGCAAAGATTTAGCATCGGTTACAGGAGCGTTAAGTCGTGCATACCTGGGTAATAATGCTGCGCTGTCTCGTTTAGGTGTTGGCATCTCAAAAGCAGATCTTAAGGCTGGCAAGTTCGAGGATATTATCGGACAACTGGAGACCACATTCGCGGGAGCTGCAACACAGTCTGCTAACACTTTTCAGGGCTCAATCGATAAGTTAGGCGTTGCTGCTGCTAACGCTTCTGAGATCATTGGTACAGGTTTAATTGATGCTCTTAAAGGCTTAGGCGAACAGGACTCAGTCGATAACCTAGCAAGTGCCATGCAGAATACAGCGATCTACATTGCCGATGTCATTCGTGGTGTTGGCGAACTGACAGAAAAGTTAAAGTCATTGCCCGGGGTTTCTGGATTAAATGTTGGAATGATTCCGATTCTTGGTACTTATCTAGAGATCTTAAGAGGCATGGGTCAAGTCGCTGCTGGTAGCGGTGTACAGGCACAGGGATTAGCAGATCTAGCCAGACTTCAAGCTGAGTATGTTGTCAAGACTTTAGGGGCTAAAAAGAAACTTACAGCAGAAGAAATAAAAGCATTAAAGGCTGCTAAATTAAAACTGGCCATTGATAAGGCGAACCTTGCTCTTGGCAAGGGTGAAGAAGTCTTTGACATGGAGAAGATCCAGAATGCAGCAGCTCTCCAGAATCAAGCAGAGCTGTTAGCCAGATCCACAACAGACACTCAAAGATTACAGATTGCCAATGACACGGCTCGCCTAAACATCAAAAAGTCGATGTCAGATCTAGAAGATGCTATTGCTGCTAAAGATGAAGCAGCCATCACTGCTGCAACCAAGAGACTTAATGAAGATGTCAAAATCTTTAACGCACTGTCTGGTCAGAATGTAAAACTTCAAGATATTAAATCTATCCTTGAAGGTCTTAAGCCAGCCGATCTAATCAATCTAGGCAACCTAGATGCAGCCCTTGCTAAGATCCGAGAGATGCTGGACTTGCTTTCTAAAGCCAATACCGAAAGTAAAGCCAAGATTCCGACAAGCGGATCACTAGGATCAGGCATTCCAGCAGGAGACTTTATTGCGCCTATCTCAACAGCGGGCGGATCTATTGAGGCTATTCTTGAATATGCAGATGCTGCCTCAGCTCGTGCCAATGCTTTCGCAGATCTACTAGATATGCAGAATGCTCAAGATCTACGCGACCTCATTGCTTACCAGAGTTCAGTCGGTGACTTCGGTGGCTATAGCCCTTACATGAACCGAGGCGGTTCAGGCGGTGGCTCAGGTGGCACAAACATTACAGTCAATACTGGAGTCGGTGATCCAGAAGCTATCGCTAGAGCTGTAGAAGATGTGATCCGTCAGTCATATCAGCGAGGCACTAGCTCTACAGGACTTCTAGCCGTATGACATGGCTTCCAGAGTGGCGCATCACAGTCGGAACGATTGTCTATACCAATGTAACTGGGGTAAGTCTTACTACAGGTCGCATTGATATCGATCGCCAATGTCAAGCAGGTTATGCCCGCATGGACATCATCAACTCCACTAATGCCCTCTTTGACATAGATGTTACAGATTCCCTGACTTTAGAGCTCAAAGATAGCGGTGGCACTTATGTGCCTGTATTCGGTGGCACAGTGTCAGACTTCTCAACCTCAGTCAGAAGCCCAGAAGAAATCGGATATGTAACTCTCGGGTCAATCCTTGCAGTCGGTGCTCTGGCTAAACTGCCTAAGGCGATCTACACAGATTCTGTGGCACACAATCTAGATGGCGAGCAGATCGCTATTATCTTACAGGAACTGTTAGTCAATGAATGGATCGAAGTAGCACCTGCACTTCAATGGGTCAATTACGATCCAACTACTACATGGGCTAATGCTGAGAATGTGGGCTTGGGCGAGATCGATGCTGGTCTTTATCAGATGGACAACCTCAGTGCAGCAGATCGCAACACTCAGACCTTAGTCCAACAGATAGCAGACAGCGCACTCGGAACGCTTTACGAGGACAAGCAGGGTCGAATCTCATATGCTGATGCAGATCATAGAAGCAACTACTTAGCAGCTAACGGCTCAACCCAGTTAGACGGCAATTACGCTTCCCCTGCCAGCGTTAAGTCAATCCTCCAGATCGGCAAGATCCGCAACAGCGAGATCGTTCGCTATGGCAATGACTATGGCAGCACATACTCAGCAACAGACGATGTTTCAATTACCACTTATGGTCGCTACCAAAGAACATTTGATTCTAATATCCGCTTTCTTGCAGATATTGAGGACATCATCGAGCGCGATCTAGCCCTGCGCTCAACACCTAGAACACAGCTCGACCAGATTACTTTTAGACTTGACAATCCTCTTATGCCAGATTCCCTCAGAGATGACCTAATTAACCTTTTCTTTGGCGAGCCTGTAGTAATTACTAACCTACCCTTTAACATGTTCGAGGGGTACTTCTCAGGCTTTGTAGAGGGCATTTCTATGCGAGCCACACCAACTTTTGTTGATGCGACTATCTATGTCTCACCTACAGACTTCTCTCTTATAGCCCCGACATGGGCAACAGTAATTCCAACTAACACCATTTGGAGTGGCGTAAATGGTACACTACAGTGGTCTAAAGCGATCGGAGCTCTAACCTAATGGCAACAACAACCCCTAATTTTGGTTGGGCAGTACCAACCAGTACTGACCTAGTCAAGGATGGCGCAGTAGCCATTGAGACTCTAGGCGATTCTATCGATGCTTCTCTGGTCGATCTTAAGGGTGGCACTACTGGTCAAGTCCTTGCTAAGGCATCGAACACAGACATGGACTTCTCATGGGTTGCACAGGATGACAGCAACGCTATACAGAATGCAATCGTTGATGCTAAGGGCGATTTGATTGCAGCTACTGCAAACGACACTCCAGCCCGCCTAGCGGTAGGAACTAATGGACAAGTTTTGACAGCAGATTCAACTGCTGCAACTGGTCTTGCTTGGGCAACGCCAGTTGTGCCTTCTGTTAATTTGTTACTCAATTCTAATTTTGCATTAAATCAACGAGCTTATGTTTCAGGAGATAATCTATCTTCTGGTACTTATGGATTTGATCGGTGGAAGTCCAATTACACAAACACAACCTTAACATTTACAGCTTCAACTCAAGGTCAATCAATCACAATTAATGCAAGCGGTGGATTACAACAAGTTATCGAGCAAGGTCTTGTACCTGCGGGCACTTATACTCTTTCTTGGACAGGTACAGCCACAGCTCGCGTGTACAATTCAGGCGGCACTCCACCATCTTATGCAGCTTCTCCAGTTACTTTTACGGCTGATGGTACTGCGAATGTTATTGTGGAATTTACGGCATCAGCAGCGACTAAAACATTATCCAAGGTTCAGTTTAATGCGGGCACTAGCACAACATGGGCACTAGCCACTCCAACATTACAAACTGAGTTGGCGGCTTGTCAGCGTTACTATTTCAGAATTACAGCAGGCGCAGATAACTATGTGCCTTTGACTAACATTGGCGGTGCTACTAGCACTACTGCAACGACTAACACATTGCAATTACCTGTCACATTAAGAGCAGCAGCATCGTCTATTGAATACGCGAATCTTTCGGTTTATGGCGGTGGCACTAGTGGGTTTGGTTTCTTGTCAGTTTCAGCATTAGCACTTATTCGTTCAAGCACATCGATGCTGGAATTAAGCACAACAGTCTCAGGCGCAACGACAGGCGCATTTTACAGAATCCAGCCTAACGGGGCTGCTGGTTACATTGGAGTGGTGGCAGAACTATGAGTAATGTTAAAATCATTGAAGTTCTTGATGAAGTAACTGGGAAAATCCAAGAACACGCAATCATCGACAGAGGCAATGGAGAGTTCACCTCAATGCCTAAGTCCGTCTACGATGAACTAAAGGCTAATGAAGCCAAGACTGTCTAAGGCTGCGATACAGCTACGCGAACAGTTCGATGATTCGTTCCCAGATCGTGACCGCACATCGGATGGTTGGATCGGTGATACCCGACACGCTGCTCGCAAGTCAGATCATAATCCAGATGAGCAGGGTTGGGTTCGTGCCATTGATGTGGACAAAGATCTCCACAAAAGTGGGAAGCCCGACATCATGGGAGATCTTGCTGATCAGCTTCGCACCTTGTCCAAATCAAAAGCAGACAAGCGTATTAGTTACATCATTTACGATGGACGAATCTGTTCCCACATCCTCAACTGGAAGTGGCGTACATACACAGGGGCTAACAAACACACTAAGCACATGCATGTTAGCTTTAAGAAAGAAGCTGACAATGATGGGGCTTTTTTTCAAGTACCTATGTTAGGAGCATCTAATGAATGAACTAAAGACAGCAGCAGGATCTTGGGCTAGAGCCTTCTTAGTAGCAGCAATCTCAATGTATGCTGCCGGGGTTACAGATCCACAGGCACTCATCGCAGCAGGGATTGCTTCAATCCTTCCACCTGTATTGCGTTACCTTTCACCTAATGATCCTTCTATGGGCATTAAGAAGTGACACAGTCCGACTTCTTCACGCTTTACCTTGCCACCATTGCAGCACTCGGTGGCTTGTCTGGCTATGTAATTACACACCTGTTGTCTGAGATCAAAAGACTCAACACGCGAGTCGATGAGATCTATAACATATTGCTTGACAGGTAGCATTGTGCTATGGCAAGAAAAGCAACTAAGGCGTTAGAGGAACAAGGTTACTCAAAGCTCGATGCTTACTGCATTGGACTTTATGAGTACTTCTGTTCATTAAAGCGAGCAGGTTTCGCAGAGGACATTGCCATGTTCATGATCACAGAACCGCAAGCCTATCCTCACTGGATTCTGCCTGATCCCATTGACCCTGAGAAGTTCGGGGATTACGAAGATGAGGATGATGACTAAACGCAGATACCTGGTGATTTCGGATCTTCAGATTCCATTTCATCATGAGCAAGCAGTGAAGAATCTTATCAAGTTAGTAAAGCGCGAGAAGTTCGATTTAGTCCTTAACACAGGCGATGAGCTTGATATGCAGTCTCAGTCCAAGTGGGCTAAAGGCACTCATCTGGAGTATGAAGGGCAGCTAGATTATGATCGAAGTCTGGCTCAAAACATCCTATGGGATCTCGGCACTACCGACATCACTAGATCCAACCACACCGATCGTCTATACCACACTCTCGTTAGAGGAGCTCCTAGCCTCATCGGACTTCCAGAACTCGAGTACTCCCGCTTTATGGGTTTCAATGACTTGGGGATTCGTTTTCATAAAAAGCCATTCGAGTTCCATAAAGGCTGGGTCTTAGTCCACGGAGACGAAGGATCGATGAACTCCAACGCAGGACTTACAGCTCTTGGCTTGGCTAAGAAGTTCGGTAAGTCTGTAGTCTGTGGACACACTCACAGGGCTGGCATCAGTGCCTACACAGAAGGCTTAGGAAGCCAATACAGGACTCTTTGGGGCTTAGAAGCAGGAAATGTTATGGACAAAAAGAAAGCCTCTTATCTTAAGGCTGGCAGTGCTAATTGGCAGATGTCTGTGGCAGTCATTGAGACACATGGAGACCGAGTTAGCCCATTCTTAGTGCCAATTAACAAGGACGGATCGTTCACCCTATATGGACGACTTTACGCCTGACATTAAGCGCACCTTAGATGATGCTGTGGACGAGGGAGAATTGTTATCATTTCGTTATCAGAATCTGCTTGATTAGTCGGTCACTTCTGTCACACTAATTCTGTAAGCCAGTCGAGGGCACTGGATGCAGATAGGAAATACAATGAGCTTTGAGATGCCAATAATTGTGCTGCTACTCGCAGCTAATGCTTTATGGTATTTAGTAGGCTGGGCTAAAGGCTTTAACGAAGGCAAGCGTGAAGGCTTGATCGTGGCTAAGTCATTTCAGCGAGTGACAACAGATGCGCGCTAATGAGATATTACTTACCGCAACAGACACAATCCGCGATCGTGGGCTATCGTATGGTCACCCTGCGGATAACCTGCAACACACCGCAATGCTCCTCAGTGCATACCTACAGACACCGATCCACGATTATCAAGTCGCAGGGATCATGGTGCTCGTTAAACTTGCACGGACTAATCAATCAGCCCAACACATCGACAACTGGGTCGATCTATGCAGCTATGGAGCACTCGCAGGGCAACTAGCAACAGAGGAGAATGAACTCTATGTTTAATTTAGCCGACTATGAACCAGTGGAGGTTCGACTTGAAAAGTTTATTAAGGACTATCCTTCGTTCCGTATATCTACTGAACTGGAAGTTGTCGAGGCTTCTCGATACATCGTTAAAGCTTATCTATTTAAGAATGCTGAAGATGGCGTTGCATGGGCAACAGGGTACGCTGAAGAAACAGTTACTAGCCGAGGCGTTAATCAGACTTCAGCACTGGAGAATTGCGAGACTTCGGCAATCGGCAGAGCACTTGCAAATGCAGGTTATGCGCCTAAAGGAAAGCGACCAAGCCGAGAGGAAATGACAAAGGTCGTTGCTACAAAAGTAGCAAAGCCACCAGTTCAAGATGTCAAGGCAGATGATCAGGATTACTGGACTACACCTGTTGGAGAGTATCGGGGCGTAGTGGATGCACCTGTCACACTTGAAAAGGCTATGGAGAATGTAGCTGCGATCATGGGAACACCAGAAGCTGTAGAAGCACCAAGCTGCGAGCATGGACACATGCAATGGCGTGAGGGTGAAAAGAATGGTAAAGCATGGGGTGGCTACTTCTGCAATACAGCGATCTCATCGGCACATAGATGCCCGACCAAGTGGTACACACTGGGATCAGACGGAAAGTTCCAACCACAGAAAGCGAGAGTTTAATGGGAAACATCGGAATCAAGATAAATGGTGAGTGGGTTGATCTCATGTCAGCCTTCGTCCCATGTCAGTTATGCAATGAACCAGTCCAGATTAAGAACCTGGTTGATTTATCTCAGGATGCTGTTAATGGAACAGTGTCATGGCAATGCTTGAAATGCAGCACAGTCAATGGCTAAGTTTAACTTTGATGAGATTTATAGATCTCCAGTAGATCGCCATATATACAGCTTTAGCGGATATGGTGGTGTAAAGAATTGCTCGGACTGCGATTCATTCGCTCAAGTTAATGAGTATGATCGCATTCATGATGGTGCTGTTCTATTCTTTTGCAAGAATTGTGAGAACAAGCATCACCTATGACCCAACATAGGAAACACAGAGGTTTCCGCACAGAGCGTGTTGTCGCACAGTACCTATCGACTGTCTGGCAAGGCGCATGTGTGGGAAGGGGTAGTGGCAAGGATATTGTTAATGTGCCATTCGATGTTGAAGTCAAAGCCCGCGCTGGATTTCAACCTAAGGCATATTTAGCACAGTTGAAAAGCCGTACAGCCATTTCGGGGGAATTAGGCTTTGGGGTTATCAGACTCAACGGACAGGGTGAGGATGCGCGTGACTATGCCGCGATTATCCGACTTGAGGATCTCTTGCCACTACTCATATTAAGATACGGTCACCTAGACAAAGAACCCACAGAAGCAGACATAGACCGATGTTCTGGATGTGGGTCATACATGATAAGGAAGTGCTTAACTTGCCAACCTATGATTACAAATGCACCAGATGCAATCTTAATCAAGAGATCAATCACGGATGGAACAATCGACCAGTGATCTTGTGCAACTATTGTAATGAACCGATGGTTAAAGTTATTGGCGCAGCAGCTACACACTTTAAGGGTAAAGGCTTCTACAGTACGGATAAATAGTTATCCACAGAAGTTATCCACAGCCGGTGATTAGGAGGAACTATGAAACGAAACACCGCTCTGAGCAGGACTTATACAAATGGATTTGACAGCGATGGTACGCTAACTCGGCAGAGCCTCTCAAAGGCTCACCGCGAGCCCCTTAGGGGCGTAGCTCGCGGGGTGCTAGTAGCTATTGGGATAGCTCTATTGCTAGTGCCTGAAGCAGGTGGCTCTAAACCAGTGCAATATGTAAGCTATAAAGAATATGCTTTACATTCATTAGGCTATAACTATAAAGAGTTTAAGTGTTTAGAGATACTCTATACAAAGGAAAGCAACTGGAGACCATTAGCTCGTAATGGATCACATCATGGTATTCCTCAAGGGCGCAGTGAGTATCTATCTAGGGTTGATGGTTATAAGCAGATACAATGGGGATTGAAGTACATAGGGCATAGGTATGGTGAACCATGCATAGCCTTAGATCATTGGAAGGCTAAGGGATGGCATTAGACAAGCTGAACAGTAGGCGATACCGCGAACAGCGCGAACGGGTATTCATGCGTGATGGTCGCTTCTGCCAGATATGTGGCACAGATGAAGGCGAGATGCACATCGACCACATAATTCCACGCAAGGTAGGTGGAGACCATAGCCTTGACAATCTAAGAGTGTTATGTAAGTCATGCAACCTGCGCAAGGGTGCGCTCAATGATGGGGTTTTTTTATCTAAGACGGCTACCCCCCCTGTCTTTCTCGACTATATCTCCCCGATGCAGTCCGAACCGATGCTGGACAGTCCTTTTAAGACCCGACCCAGTCCAGACCAATGACAACTAAGCCCAGAAAGTCCAAAGCCCTACGAGGGGC